GAAGATTCTTTAAAGGATTTGATGGCACTACTACCACCTTCAAACTTACGACAAATAACGGCGATCCTTACTTCCCCGATCCCGCAGGTCATATCTTGGTCTTCATCAATGGTATTCTTCAACCTCCTGGTGCAACCAACGCATATACAGCATTCTCGGATACGATTCAATTCACCGAGGCACCTGAGTTGGGATCTGCATTCACAGGATTCTATGTTGGTAAACTGAGACAGTTGGATGACATCTCCTTCGACTTCGACTCGCTGAGACAGTCCTTCAACCTGAGAAGAGATGGCACATTCTACTCGCTGACTCTTACCGATGGTGTCCAGTCCACAGTTATCCGTCCAGAAAACAACATCATCGTTTCGCTCAATGGTGTTATTCAAGAACCTGGCGTTGGTTTTGAGATTGTTGGTTCTAGAATCATCTTCTCTGAAATTCCTCGTGTGGGATCGACTTTCGTCGCATTCTCCTACGTTGGATCTGAAGCAGACGTTGACGCAGAGACAATTGTCCCCCCAATCGAGCCTGGTGACCTAATCGAGATCACTGGTGAGGTTGAAGATAGAGAAGTTGCGGTTATCGAATCTTCCAACTCGCTAATCACCTTCGATTATCTTGGATCTGTCTTTGGTAAAGACGCTGCAGCATCAGCGATCCTAACTTCTGGCACACTAAATACAGTATCGGTTACCGCTCCTGGATCTGGTTACACAACTAGACCTAACGTTAGAGTTGACTCTATTAGTGGTTTTGACGCACAGATTAGAGCACTAGTTGGTGTTGCGGGTGTTACGATGTCCGCTCCTGGATCGGGATATCAAAATCCTGATGTTTCGGTTGCAACTAGCGTCGATGACAATTACGTTGCTCCTAACCTCGCAAACTACGGGGAAGAAGCAATTGATCCTGAAATTGTCACTCAATCCTCTGCTAGTGATGTACAACAACCTCTAGTAACAGAGACTCCCGTCATCAATGGCGGTGTTGTCAGACCTGCATAAATAACTAAAAATTCTTAGGGATAATGACCAAGCAAACTATTGGATTAGGCAGTGCCGCCAATGACAACACTGGAGATACTCTCCGTGCTGGTGGCACAAAAGTCAATAATAACTTTGATGAAATTTATACTGCCCTAGGAAATGGATCTAGTCTGCAGGTTAATGTTGCCAATGCAGCTGCCAATCAGGTATTGAAGTACAACGGATCTACTTTCGTTGCTTCTGACTATAATATTTTGACTTCTGCACTAGATGTTAATGGTCAAAATATTATTTCTACCAACAATGGCAATATTGCCTTTGCCACTAATGGCACTGGTGATATTACCTTGGGTGTTGGTGGTGTAACATCAACATTTGATGGTGCTACTGGTGGAATTACATTCCCCACAACTGTTGCAGTATCAAACGAATATACTTCTTTGGGTGCTGCTCCTGCCGTCGCAACTTACCCTGGCACGTTTTTTACCGTTAATGGTAACGACAATCCTTATGTGAATATCAATATCACTGCTGGTGGTGTTGGAGATACTCAAGCAAGAATTGCTACCGAATATTCCTCTGTAGAGCTTCTTAGTGATATTAACTATACAACATCTCCCACTAACGGTCAGGTCTTAAAGTGGAATGCTACCAATAGTTATTGGGAGCCTGGTGATGACGCTGCTGGTCTTGGATCGGTAAACGTGTTTGCTACAGTTACTGGTGATACTGGCAGCACAACAGCAAATTCTCAGACAGATACACTTATTATTTCTGGCGGCACAAATATTGCTACATCTGTTTCTGGTGATACTCTCACCATTGACTTTGATGGCACTCTGACTACAACGTTTGCTGCATTGACAGACACTGATGTCACAGGTCTTACTCAAGGTGACATGACATATTGGGATGGGTCTGATTGGGTGCCTACTAGATCTCCTGTTATCTGGTGGGAATTAAACGCAAACGGTAATAACGACTATACATTTACAGGTCCTGGTTTTGCAGGTACTGTACTTGATCCTACTCTATATGTTTATAGAGGTTTTACATATGTGTTTGATAACTCTGTCCAAGGTGGTGGCCACCCCTTCAGAATTCAAACAACACAAGGTTTGACAGGCACCGCTTACACTGCAGGGCAATCGGGCAGTGGATCTAGTGTTTTGTATTGGACAGTCCCTCTGGATGCTCCTGACACTCTATATTATCAATGCACCCTACATGCACTAATGCAGGGCACCATCAACGTCGTAAGTTAATAAATGGCAAGAACCGTACCTGGATCTGGGGCTGTAATCAAACCAATATTTAACGAAATATTTGGTGTAAGAGCAGTCGAAGTTTTGGATGGTGGGTCTGGATATGACTCATCCGATCCTCCACAACTCACTGTGACTGGGTGTGGGACACCTGTCCAAGAAGCACTACTATATCCTATTATTGATGATGATTCTGGTAGAATCGTTCATGTTAGAGTCTTAGCGTCTGGGTCTGGATATGATCCTCTAAGACTTTCCATTTTACCAACACAAGATACTCCTGATGTTGTATCTTCTTTTGACATTAAAAGAATCTGGCAAAGTAACAATAACTCTATTACTTCTGCTGCTTTTCAAACTCAAGGTACTCGCACAACAGATAGACTAGTCCTGGTATCTGACAATCATCCCAAACCAGCAGACTATCCTGGAGGTATTGAGAGGCAACCTGGAGGTAGCTCTACTCAAGCAGCTGTATATACTCCTACTGACGCAGACTACAACCCCATCACTGGTGATTTGGTGCTAACAATCGGCACTCATACTATCACCACAGATGATTTTGTACGCATTGCGAATAATTCAATCACATTCACATGCGCTTTAGACAATCATCAAACAAATCATCCATATCCTCGTCCCACAGATCCTATTGCTAATCAGGACATCCCTGTTATTGCAGTAACTGGAACTACAATTACAGTCAATGTGCTGGCAGTTGCACCATCGACATATACTGAAGAGCACAGATTCGTATCAGCAGTTGCTAATGCAGTATCTCTAAGAGCATATACTGTACAGGATAGGACTTTCAATCAAACCTTCATTTATCGTGGTGGTAAAGACGTGCCTTTTGTTGGCACTCGCCCCGATCAACTGAATAAGGCAGTTGGCATCATGGCAAACGGTGGTTTGCTTCATACTCCAGAATGGGGCACTACTGGTGGTGCTCCCGCAGGATTTGGTCTGGATGTTGTCAAGTATCCATATCTGAAGTCTCTCGATGCTTATGATGGTGCCTTAGATAATGGTACATATTATTACCATTCAAGTAAAGTTAGTGATCACTTTGCTCTGAAGAATGGTATTTACGAAAATGGGTTGCTACAAACTTTTGTTTGGGGCATTAAAGTAGAATTTGATAACGTATTACTTCCTATCTCTGGTCTGGACGAAAGTCTAGGTCAAATTGAGTTGGGTAGAATCGTAGAGAAAATTGGTGGTGGTGCTGCAGGTACTATCGCTAAGATTGTCAGAGATGGTAATAATACTGTTACTAGAGTTTATGTACGACTAGTATCTGGCACATTTGCAGATGGTGATAAACTACTTGGCACCAATGGTTTTGTATTGACTGTTGGTGATGATCCTATTACATTCCCAAGTGGTATTTTCTATATTAACTTTGGACCAGACGCAGAAGAGTTTGGTAACTTTATTCCTGGTGAGTGGTATTTTGCACCAGAAAATATCCGTGTCCAAAGAAATTATCAAATTATTTGGGACTCTTCAGATCCATCTAATAGAGCAACTGCCATACATCAGTTTGGACACCCAATGCAGTTTAGTAAGACCCCAGATGGTCTACTAAATGGTGGCACTCTGTATACTGATACAGACGACGGTAACTATGCCGTTGACTATGAAAATGAGTTTGCTCCTCTCTTCATCATGAATGCCGATGAAGATGATCGCATCTATTACTATTGTAAGTATCACAGATACATGTCTGGATACACAGGTGATGAAGGATACATGGTCCTCGATCCTACGGTCGAATCACACGAATCACCAAACAATTATTACATTACCGATTTCTATTCTTCTGGTGGTGTTGACTATTCTCGTCATGCTAACGGTCACTCTAAGATCTTAGGCATGACATTTGATGGATATCCCATTTATGGACCTTGGGGATATACCAGTGGCACTACTGTAGGGAGAATGACATCTTCCTTTAGACTCAAAACTGGTGTTGAAATTGACGGTAATAGACCTCCAGTTGTAACTCCCAGCACAGTTACATATGCAGTTACTGTAGCAAGTGGTAAGTTTGCTTTTGATGGCACTTCTCCAGATTTCATCACCCTTGAAAGAGGTAAGACATACATCTTCAATCAAGATGATGTTTCAAATGATGATAATTTTATTCTCTTCTCTACTACTAGTGATGGTTGGCACGCCGATCCTGCTGGTAGTCTAGCTATCGGTACAACCAGTTATCTTTATCAAGATGCGGTTACTTATTACATTGATGGTGCAGCAGTTGATTATTCAACCTACATTGGTCAATTTAATGCTGCTGCTACAAGAGAGATAAGAATTGCTCCTAGAGTTGATGCTCCTGGTCTTCTCTACATTTTCTCTTACATCAATTCTGGTCTAGGTCTTAGAACTGTCCAGACTGGTTATAAAATGGGTGATCTTGTAAACGATTACATCTATGATCCTGCTGTAGGTCTTTTGGATGAATTTAACGGTAAGTTTGCTGTAACTCCAGAATATCCTAACGGCACTTATTGTTATTTCTTGACAGAGGACTCTAACGGCGATCCACAATTCCCATATTGTATTGGTCCTCAATTCTACGGCGCACCTGTATTTGAAGGAGATACATTATCCCCTCCACCAGGGGAATTCCCATCTGGTGCTGCAGGTGATGTTGTTTTGAATGATAGTGGGCAAGTTGCCTACGTCAAGATGACTAAAAATGGTGATGGTTATTTTGGACCAGCACAAGCAAAAATTCTTGGCGGCGAAGGATCTGGAGCAATAGGCACACCGACTGTGCAGAGTGTTACTGGTCTAACTCTACTAAATCCTGGAAGATCTTTTGCAACTCCTCCCACACTAATTTTTGAAGGTGGTGGAGGTCAAGGTGCAACTGGATCCGCATCTATTGACACTACAGGTAAAGTTACTAGTATTTCTATTGTTGACTCTGGTGAATTCTACAATGAACCTCCATTTATTCTGATTACTGGCGGCGGTGGTTTGGGTGCCAAAGCAGTTGCTAGAATTGAGCAGGGTGAAATTATTGGTATTGACGTTACTGATCCTGGTATTGGATATACAAGTCCACCTCAAATCATCTTTACAAAACTAGTTAATCTCAAGAGAAGGACTTCTAATAGACAGTCTTACAACTCTTCTCAGTTGTTGATGACTGGTCTTCTTAAGAATGCCACGGCATCTGAAGATACAATTTACGTCAGCTCTACAGACTCCTTCCCTGGATCTGGAAGATTGATTCTTGGTAACGAAGTTATTTCATATGCATCTAAATCTAGAGAAAGATTTACTGGTCTAACGAGAGGTATTAACTTTAATTATGATCAGCGTATCGTCCTTGATACAACTCAGGATGTTAATGGCGTTTCTAATTATCAATACAGTGTTGGTGATAGAATTGTACGTAGAATTGAAAACCAAAACAATAAGGTTGCAAAGGTCTACGATTGGAATCCAGCAAACAGAGAATTGCTGATTACCTTTGAGGTTGACGAGTTAGCATTTATTGATGGTGGTGTCCCTGGCACCGAAGATGCTATTGTGCAGTTTGATGCTGGTGTTTACGATAGTGCTCAGCAGGGATTTGATCCACACGTTATCATTACTGAGGTTGGTAGCAACATCACAACATTGACTGTGCCTATTGCTGTATTGAATGATAGGGCGTTTGAAGACGATGATGAGCAAGATGGAGCAGGTGACGGTATTCCCGATCTTGTAAACACTGGCACTGCCTATGAAAACCAAATCAGTCTTGATGGTGGTATTCATAACTCATTGTATGGTATTGAAGAAACTGTCGGTGGTCAAAACACCACACTATTCCAAGCAGGTGATCAAATTAAAGATGCAAGTATTCCTTCTCTATTTGCAACTGTTATTGAAGCAGGTCAGCTCAGCGAAGGTCGTCCTATCACTGGTGAAATGGAAATCACATTGGACGCAAACTTTGGTCAGGGAAGTTTCTCTGTTAATGAAGTTATTACTGGTGCCATCTCTGGTGTCCGAGCAACCGTCACTCAATGGACTCCTTCCACAGGCAAATTGAGAGTTAAGGATGTTGTCCCATACGACACTGGCAATATCAACATTGGCATTGGTGGTCTTTTGTATTCATTCTCTCACGACAGTACTATCGTAGATTTCATTATTCAAAATCCTGGTGCAGATTATTCTGCTGTGCCCTCTCTTACCATTGAAAGTGCTTCTGACATTGCAGCAAACACTACTGTTGTAATGACTCCAGCAGGAGACCAGATTGCGTCAGTCACTATTACTAATGGTGGTTATGGTTATGAGAAATACGTTGACAATACTTTTGCTATTCGACCAACTGTTGATGTAACAAATGCCGTTGGAGATACCACAGGTACAGGTGGCGTTGTTGAGGCAATCATGGGTGGTGAAAATATTAGTGGAAATAGTGCAACATACAGAATTAAGAGCATTGAATACCTGACCGTAGTTAGGTCTGAATAACTTCGATAAATAAACAAGAGGACAATAATCCCTTAGGAAATGGCAGCGTTACTTACTGATCAATTTAGGATTTTCTCTGCGAGAAAATTCATCAAGGCATTGGAGGGTCCCATCGCTAATCAAAGCGATGATGACGCTGGTGCTACGCGAGATCGTGCATATCTTTTCATTGGTAGACCCCAGTCATGGGATGATGAAAACTCGCCTCCCCAGGCAGTTGACTCATTCTCTGAGTTTTCTGGTGCCTTTGATGATATGGTTTCTCTGAAGCGTATTCTTGCAGCAGATACCATTCAGGTTATCCGTCGTATTGACTGGGTTTCTCCCGAGCAAACCACTGGTGGTCTGGGTTTTACCTATGACATGTATCGTCATGACTATTCTCCTAGTAAGACTGCTTCCTCTGGTGCTACCAAACTGTATGATTCCGACTTCTATGTTGTGAATTCTCAGTATCAGGTTTATAAGTGCATCTATAATGGCACTTCTCCTTCTGACCCTAACGGAAAACCCTCTACTGTTGAGCCTACTGGTACATCAACATCTATCATCTCCACATCGGATGGTTATCGTTGGAAGTATCTCTACACTATTCCTGTTGCACAGGTTTTGAAATTCTTCTCCAATGATTACATGCCTGTCTTTACCAATGACGCTGTAAAGACAAACGCCGTTGCTGGTGAGATTGACACGGTTGTTATTAACTCTGCTGGATCTGGTTATAACAACGGTACCTATGACAATGTTGGCATCAATGGTGATGGCACTGGTGGTCGTGTTTCAATCGTTGTTGATGGTGGTAAGATCATTTCTGCTACCGTTACTTCTGGTGGCACGGGTTACACCTTTGGTAAAATCAACATTGATAACATTACTGGCATCGGCACGGGTGCTAGTGGTCAAGTTGACGTTATTATTCCTCCCCCAAGTGGTCATGGTTTTGACCCCGTTGTCGAATTGGGTGCTTTCCGTGTAATGCTCAACGCTAAGTTGTCTTACGCTGAAGGTGCTGGTGACTTCCCTGTCGATAACGATTATAGAAGAATTGGGTTGATTACCAACCCTAAGAAGTTTGGTACTGAAGAGTTGCTTGCCGACCTGACAGTTTCTGCTGCTAAAGCGGTTATCTTCGCACCAACATTCCAAGGTAACTATTCCCCCGACGAAATTATCACTCAAACTAGAGTTGTCGGCGGCACAAACGTTACTGCTAGAGGACGTGTCATTTCTTGGAATTCTACCACCAAAGTTTTGAAGTATTATCAAAACAATGTTGATGGTATTTTCCCTGAAGTTACTGGTACTCTAAACGAGTTTGATGGATCTAACGCTATCAGTGGAGCAACATCTGGTGCTGCAGGTCAGCCCGATGTTAACTTCCCCGCTGTCCCCAACTCCTCCTCAAGGACCATCAACAATACTGAGTATGACTTGGGTATGAAGTTTAATAACGGGTATGCAAAACCCGAAATTAAGTCAAATGACGGTCTGATTATTTACATAGATAATAGGAGATCCATCAGTCGTGCAAACGACCAAATCGAAGATATTAAAATCGTAATCGAGTTCTAATGGCACAGAATACCAACCTTAACGTCACACCTTACTACGACGACTTCGATAAGGCGAAAAACTTTTATCGAGTGTTGTATCGTCCTGGATACCCTATTCAGGCGAGGGAATTAACAACGTCTCAAAGTATTCTGCAGAATCAGATTGAGAATGTTGGATCGCACCTGTTTAAGGATGGTGCCATGGTCATCCCAGGTCAAGTGGGTTATGACCTAAACGTCGATGCGATCATGGTCCAAGAAAACTTCTTGGGCACTAACATTGAGCAGTATAGATCTCAATTGGACGGTAAGATTATTGAGGGTCTTACTACGGGCGTTAAAGCGAAGGTCCTCTACAGTATCTCTGCCACAACATCAGAAAAAGGTTACATTACTCTATATGTTAAGTATCTTGAGTCTGGTGGTGAGCAGCAAACTCAGCAGACTTTCCAAGACAATGAGCAGTTGGTTACCGATAAAGAGATTACATTCGGCACAACACTAATTGAAGTTGGATCTCCTTTTGCTCAACTACTGCCAACTGCTGCAATTCAAAAAGGATCTGCAGCGTACATTCAGTCTGGTGTCTATTTTATTAGAGGTTTCTTTGTTGACGTTGCTCAGCAGTATATTCTTCTAGATCAATATGGAAGCTCCCCCTCTTATAGAGTTGGACTTGAGGTTAGAGAATCCATTGTTACCCCCGAGGATGATCTTAGCCTTAACGACAACGCAGCTGGAACATCTAACTATGCTGCTCCTGGTGCTCATAGATTTAGAATCACAACCACACTAGTTAAGAAGGTCCTTAGCGACGACGCTGATAAGGATTTCCTAGAACTGTTGCGTATTAACTCATCTAAGGTAGAAAAACTAGTTGATAGAAGCGCATATCAAGAATTAGAAAAGTCTCTTGCTACCAGGACTTATGAAGAGTCTGGTGACTATACAGTCAAAGCATTTGGCATTACCATGAGAGAAAATCTCGACGATGGTAGTAATAATGGTGTCTATAGAATGGGTGATACCACAAGTAGTGGTGCATCCGCAGCAGAAAATCTTTACTCTGTAGAATTTGCTCCTGGTGTAGCATATGTTCGTGGTTACAGAATTAAGACTCTTGGACCTACCTATGTCGATCTAGAAAAACCCAGAGATACTCTGGAGTTGGAAAATAACATTATCCCATTTGAGATGGGCAACTTTGCTAATGTTGAGAATGTCTATGGATTCCCTAATATTGCTGGATCTACAGTTGCAAATGCTTATCAAGTTGTAGAGTTGTATGACACATTTACAGCAACTCCTGGTAATGCTTCTGGCAATCTAATCGGATATGCTCGTGCATTAAACTTTGAATTTATTGATGATCCTGATAATGTTGAAGGTAATAGTGATGATACTTATAAACTGAATATCTTTGATATTCAGATGGTCACGGTCCTTCAGTTGGCTAGTGCAGAAACAATTGCACAAGGATCTATTGTTGTTGGTGCAAGCAGCGGTGCCCGAGCATATGTTATTGATAGCACAACTTCCGATGTTGACCTTCCTGTATATCAAGTAGAAGGTAAATTCCAAGTAGGTGAATCACTAAAAGTTGATGGTCTAGACGTAACGACTATTTCTAGACTCCATACTTATGAGTATTCTGATGCTCGTCAAACCGTATGTAGAGATGAGAGCAATAGCACAATAGAATTTACTGCAGATATTATTCTAGAAGATATCATCAGACTTGAGGGCGACTCTTTTGTATACACTACTGCATCTGGTGGTATTGTCACTGTAGATACTTTTGGTGCTGCTGATGCATCTAGAAGTGCAGGTACTTATACAGTATCTACATTTACTACTGATGCAAGTGGCACTGGAGCACAATTTTCAATCGTTGTTGATGGCGCTGGTGCTGTAACTAGTATTAAAGTCCTTAAAGCTGGTACTGGTTACGTTGTTGATGAGACTATTACTGTTGCTGACGCACAATTGGGAGGTGGCGGTGGTGCAGCACTTACATTTGATGTTGCATCTTTTAGTCCTACTATTGCTGGTCTTAACTCTAACTTTGCTATTGATCTAAGACCTGGAGATGAAATTTACTTCTCTCCTGAGGAATTTGTTGTAGTAGATAAAGTCAATCCTACCGATCTTTCTTCTCGTAATGTTGCAAACATTGTTGATTATGCTACTCAAACTGTCTTGGTAACTCCTGGTAGCACCGCTCCTACAGCAGACACATATACAATTCTCGTCCGATACAGGTCAAGAATTAGAGATGCTAGAAATGCAAATCTTCTTAGCCCCATGCCTAAGAAGTATATCAAGAGCATTTCTGACGAATCGATGACAGTCAGAAGGACTTTTGATAACCAGACGGTTGCTGCTAATGCAATCTCTATCACCCTCCCTGAAAACGAGCAATTCTCCTCCCTGTCCAATACTGCATATGACATCACTGTCCTTGCAAGTACAAACGTAACTTATCCTGTTGGCAGCAACATTCCCGTTGAAACTGTCAATGCAGGTGTTGCTGGTTACATGAGTTTGAATACTGATAGAACTACACTTACAGTTTCTAACCTGACCAATATTACATCTTGTAAAATTACAGCGGCGATCTCTAAAAACGTAACGCAAAGAAAGACAAAGGCATCTAATCAGATGTTTGTCTTAAACGTAAACAAAACTACTTCCAACAGCGACAAGCAAAATTACGGTCTAAATTATTCTAATCTCTACGGCACCAGAATTGAGGACAGAGATATTTCCTTGGGTCTTTGTGATGCCTATAGATTACATGCTGTTTATGAATCTTTGGATGATGATGATCCTGTAATTCCTAATGTAACTTTGGTTGAGCCAGTATTCTTTGGCGTAGGTACAACAGTTACAGGTCAATCTTCAAATGCTAAAGCAAAAGTTGTTGAATTTGCTTCTGGTAACCTAAAACTTAGTGTTGTTTATCTAGATGGCACATTCATAGCAGGTGAAACTATCACAGGTTTCGATCAAAATGGCACTGCATTGTCAGCAATTATCAATGATAGTGAAGGATCCGTTGTTGCTGGATCTAAAGTTGTAACTGACAATTATTTCTTGGAAGTTTCTCAAACTGGATTTGTATATGATGTATCTAGAATTACGAGAAAGAGGAGCGTAACAGCACCTATTCGTAAGTTGAAAGTTGTCCTTGATTTCTATACACACTCTACAACTGGTGACTATTTTGGTGGTCAGTCTTATCTGAATACAGATTACGCTGATATTCCTTTCTTTGGTGTAAACTTCTTGGCAGATTATCTTGACTTCCGTCCTGGTATCAAGAATCTGTATAGTGGCACTGGCACGGTTTCTTCTCCTGCTTTTGTTAACTGCTCTACATTTGACTTCAAGTCGAGAGTCTTCTCTACAGGTAGTCCTTCTGCAACCATCTTTGATATTCCTAAGATTGGTGAGGACTTCCGTTGCGACTTTGATTGGTATCTACCTAGAGTTGATAAGGCATTCCTTCTGCCTAATGGAGAATTCCAATTGGTGAAAGGTAAGTCGGCAGAAGCACCTCAAGAACCTGACAATCTTAGCGATGGTATGCTTCTGGCTACAATGTATCACAAACCTTATGGTTTTGATCCTGAAGCAGACGTTGTTATCAAAAAATCTGATAACAAGCGTTATACAATGCGTGACATTGGTGCTATTGAACGTCGTCTCAATCAGGTTGAGTATTATACCTCGCTGAATATGCTTGAAAGTAATACTTTCAACACCAAAATTATTGATGGCACTGGTAAGGATCGTCTCAAGAATGGTTTCATTGTTGATGACTTTGCTGATCATAGCAAGTCTGAAACTTCTCACGAAGACTTCAACGCTGCTCTAGATTTTAGAGCGGGCGAAATGAGAGCATCTCATTATTGCACAAACGTTGCTTTGCAAATCAACACTACATCTTCTACCAACTATCAGCAGACTGGTCCTGTTATTACTCTACCTTATACAGAGACTCTGATTATCAATCAACCATATGCTTCTAGAGTTGAAAACGTTAACCCATTTAACGTCTTTACATACATCGGTCGTATTGATCTGACTCCTGCTTCTGATGATTGGGTAGATACTGAGCGTGTACCTGCAAACATTCAGCAAATTGAAGGTAACTTTGAGCAAGTATCTTCGGAATTGAATGTTGATCAGAATGGATTTGCTCCTATTGAGTGGGCATCCTGGACGACTAACTGGACTGGTGAGCAAGTAATCGGATCACAAACCGTACATAATCAACATTGGTTGGCAGAAGACATTGGTAGATCTCCTAGACCTGATGTTTGGAGCGGTCGTGGTATGCGTCGTGTTAATAGAGTTGATACGATTGAAGTAACTGAAGGTCAGTCTAGAGAGGGCATCAGGACACAAGTTGTACCTAGAATTGACATGGAGTCAATGGGTGACAGCATTCTTTCTCAGACTTCTATTCCTTGGATGAGATCTAGAAACATTGCTATTGAAGTTTCTAGAATGAAACCCAGGACTAGATTCTATAGTTTCTTTGATAGTATTCCTATTGATAACTATATTGTACCTAAAGTTATCGAAGTTATTAAGGACTCTACTCTTGATAGTAGGACTAATGCAACTCCATTTGTTGTTGGTGAAACTATTGAGATTTCAACTCCTGGTGAAGCAAACATCACATTGAATTCTCAGGGTCAGGCAACTGGTCTTGGTCGTCCTTCTATTACTAAAGGTAGATTCCAAGTAGCAGCACCCAATGACTACTACGAATTCAATCCATATACGAATGAGGATATGCCTACTGATTCGTATTCTTCTACCACCAACTTTATCAATATCAACACCAAATCTCTAGCAGAAGAGGCAGTTGGTGATTACTATGGCAATTTTGCAGTTGGTGATATTATTGTTGGTTTGACTTCTGGCGCTAGAGCAGTTGTTGAAAACAGAAGAGTTATTAGTGATAGACTAGGACAGTTTGGTGGATCTTTCTATCTACCACCTCCAAACAGAGATGTTAATCCTCGTTGGGCAACTGGATCTAGGACTCTTAGATTTACTACCGATCAAAATGATTCTCGTCTTGCTGGTGCAGTTTCATCTTCTGCAGAAACAACCTATGAAGCAAGAGGCACATTGAATACTGTGCAAGAAAATATTCTTGCAGTTAGAAACGCAGAGATCGTTAGAGATACTGTTACTGAAGATCGTGTTGTTTCTTCAGTCAGGACTGAGACAAGACAGATTGGTTGGTATGACCCTCTGGCACAATCATTCATTGTTGATGAGGAAGGTGGTGTATTCATCACATCTGTTGATGTATTCTTCAACACTAAGGATGAAAATATCC